TTAATTGGCATCTCTATCACCCCTTCCATAATTCTATTATTTTGCTGGTTGAAAGAATTATTGCAATTACCCAGGGTAGCCAATAACCCCAATCCCGATTAGTTTCCTTTTTTGCTTTATTGGCTTGATTGATATTTGATAAGGTTTTGGTATTGCAATTAATTTGGTCTGTGTGCTCATCAATTTTCAAGTGAATTTTTTCGACTTCATCTTTCACGTGATTATATTGCCTGACTTCCTGCCGGAGTAAATTTAAATTTTCAGTTATTGCTTCAGTTTTTGTCTCAAGTTTATCTGATAACTTATCGATCATGTCATAAGTTTGTTTGTCACTCATTGAGAACTCCTCATTTTCTGTCATAATTCCACCTCTGCATTTATATCTATTTGTTTCCAATTTTGTAATTTAGTCCGCTCAAAAAGTTTTTCTCCACTGGGTAAATCTACATACTTTTTGTTTCTGAAAAGCCTGGTAAATCAAGTTGCTCAAGTATATGGTCATCCAATTTGCTTATCACTGACATTTTTAAATTATAGCTATCGCAGTGTTTAATTATCCCAAGATAAGATTGTACACTGGCATTAATATCCTCGATATCAACCTTCCCTTCATAATACTTTCTCTGCAAATATTTCAGTCTGCTTTTCATTTTATTCTTGGTGCTTTTTCTGAGTTTCCTATAAGGTGGATAAGTAACATATCCACAAAAATCTATTCCATTCCATATATTATCAACAGTAGTTTTGTTGTTAAGTTCAAGTTTTAAGTAATCAGCAAGAAAAATTTCTATTTCCTGTCTGATAGTATGTAATTCTTTCTTTGATTTACCTAAAATTATAAAGTCATCCATGTACCTAATATAATGCTTAGCTCTCAATGTGTGCTTTACAAACTTGTCTAAGAAATCTAAATAAATATTCGCAAACATTTGACTGGTTAAATTACCAATAGGTATACCGATTCCTTTTATTTTTCCTTCTTCAAAATGATGATCACCGAGATGAATTCCAAACTCGCCATCATCACTTTTAATTATTCTCCAGATTAATTTCAGTGTATCTTTGCAATCTATCTTTCTTTTGATAATTTCAAATAAAACTCTATGATCAATTCTATAAAAATATTTTGCAACATCAGCTTTCAGAAAATAAGTTTCACCTGGTTGCCGATCTAACTTTCTCATCCAGTGTCTTAACTGGTCTGCAGCATAATGGGTTCCTTTATTTTCTCTGCAGGCACAGCTGTGTTCATAAAATATATTGTAAAATATAGGGAAGACTTGCAGATGTATAGCCCATTGAACAACTCTATCTCGAAAAGGTAAAGCCATAACTAGTCTCTTTTTAGGCTCATAAACATAAAATTGGTTGTATTCTCCTTGCTCATAAGTTTCATAAATCAATTCATTCTGCAATTGGATAAGATTGCTTTCTAGCTGCCTGGTGAATTTTAAAACTTCATTTTTAAATCTTTTTTTCTTTCTTGCTTCTATATAAGCCGCATGTAAATTCTCAAAATCGTATATTTTTGGATATAAATTTCTAAATTTTTTTGGAATATTATCACCACTTTCTTTGTATTTGGGTGAAAAGAAAAACCCACTCTGATTTAGAGCAGGTTTTAAGGTGTCAGCCGTGACAACTTTTTATATTTCAATACTTGCTGCCTAACTGACAATTTAAATTTTTTCCTGGAGGGACAAATTTGTTTCTCAGGATGGAAGCAGGCCCCTTTATTTATGTAACCGGTACTGGATCATGACCACGTAGGTCATAAACTTCTGACCAAAAAATATAAATAGAGCGGAGCGGAAGCCAATGCTGTTGTTCGAGTTCGAACGCTCGTTGTTCAGGTTGAGATAGAAAACACCAGCCTTGGAAGCGTTGTTCCAGTTGCCACCACGGATCGGCAAACGCATCGGCCTACTACCTAAAATTTATAAAATTTTATTGTTTCTTTTCCACTGTTTTCATCCAGCCCCCAATTAATTTTCCTACTTCAACAAGTTTCGCAGACCAGATGCCGTATTTTTTGAAAGGAAGAAATTCTAAATCTTTAGCTAATCTTATATAAGTAGTTATTAACTCTAATTGAGTATCCATTTCTCTTAATGTTGTTTTTTTATAATATTTTTTGTGTGTTTGAATTATTAATTTCAATAGTTTAATCATTGCTAACTTTATCTCTGCAGCCAAAGTATGTTTCTCGCTGCAAGGAAACTGCTTTAATGCCTGGTATCCATATTTAGTCATATCATAAGTTTTTTGAAATACTATAAAATTATCCAAATTATCATCCTTTTTATATAGGGGAGGGCTATCGCCCATCCCCTGTCAGTATTCAGAGTTCAGTTTTACAGTTCAACAAAAGCGGAGCGGAAGCCAACGCCGCTGTTCGAGGTCGAACGCTCGTAGTACAGGTAGAGAAAGAGAACACCAGCCTCGGAAGCGCTGGGCCAGTTGCCACCACGGACCGGCAAACGCTCACCGTAATTTCTAGCATAAATGTAATCTCCGTTATATCCTGTTCCTTCTGGGAATACAGCTAAATGTTTTAGCTTTTCAGGAACTGTAAAGTCAGCATCAGATGTCATATTTTCAAAAACATGAGAAAACGATTCACTGCTTGCTTCATCCATTACATTATCAACTACATTATCAAGCTGTAATGTACTGCCGTCTACATCCATGTAAGCTCCAAGATCAAGCCAACCAGAATTGTCTCCAGCTGCATTACCAGTCTGAAAATCATTGTCATCATGAACCCAAATTTTGCCGTCAACTAATTTAAGGCCATCGACCCATTCGTGAACATTTCCATTTAAGTCAAAAATGCCAGCTAGAGTACCATCATGAGACCAAGCTGCAGGTCCTGATCCAGTTGCCACTCTGTAAGTTTGATCTCCACTACCATAAGTTCTTACACCTTTTTCGTGCGGAGCAGAAATATCTTGACCATAATCATTATTACCTCTAGGCTCATAACCATTTTTCCTGCACCAAAGTGCAATGGCGGCCCATTCAGCATTGGTCATTAAGTGCCAGCCGGTACCCTTAGCAAATGAGGCGGCTCTTGCTTCATCAAAGTCAACATATGTTTCCGGGTCCTGATTAGGAATAGAATAAGCTCTACTGTTTTTGATGATGTTTTGATACTTTGAAATGAAAAGCTCGTCCTTAACCACACCATTAACAATGAAAGCTGGATGAGGTTCATTCGGCCAGGTGTCTACAACATCATCTAAGTTGAACTTAGGCAGTCGATACATGACTGAAGGATTTCCCTGATCATCATAAATAACTGTGTTTCTTCCTCCTGTTTGAGCTTCTACTGCTGCTCTGTAACTATCTTTTATACTAAATACAAAAGGTTCCATTAATTAATCACTTCCTCTTTTTGATTTTGTTTTAGAATATAATTAGGTAAAGACCATAAATCGAGCACAACTTCATCTAAATTAAATGGTTTTTTCACCTTTTCGTAAACTGTTTCTCCATCTTCGTCCACTTCTCCAGTGTCCTGCGTTTCATACTCAGCTGCAGGAATAGTTATGTTTGCTACATACCATTTGTCTATGCCTTCAACCAGATTGCCGGTTTTATTAGTGCAAATATCGACAGTTTTCTTTTCATCATCCTGCATCACCTCTAAATCAAGGCCAATGCTTTTATCTAAAACAGTTAAAACTAAAAAATTCCCATTTAGGGAATAGTCAGCTTTTTCTCCAGTATTCAAATCATTAATTATCATCTATTGCTGCACCTCCTTATTTGACATCAAAATTAATCAGAGTCCACTTAATAGTGGCTTCATCTTCACTTCCAGTAAATCTTACTTTAAAGCCGTTTGAAGCTTTATCATAAACCTTAATGTCACCAACAAAGCCGGGGTCACCAGATACAAGCTCAGTAACTACTTGATAATCAGGTGCATCATACTGTACAAAGCCGGTTAAAGCTACAGCTGTAAAATTATTAGCAGCAATGGTGACTTCGTCTTGCATTATTTTTTGTTTTTTAATCTTTTCAAATTCCTGGTTGAGCTTTTGAACAAATTGCAGAGTCTGGAAAGCGAGTATTCCTGATGGTCCTAAAGCTGTTTGAACACCGGATTCTATTCTTTCCATTTTCTTTTTACTTATAACTGTACCCTGCTGTATGACATTACCGTCTCCATCAACTACATGGTCTATCCACTCGAGTGGAGTATAATTTTCATCATATATCATTTATTTTTACACCTCCTGGATATCAAAATCAAAAGCGATCAACAAACCTTTAAGATCTCCTTTTTCTATCTGATCAGGTTTATTAGCAAAAACACTTCCCTCATCATCAATTAGCTCAAAATTTGTAAGATCCCCTACTCCTTCAGACTCGTTTAAATAAAGGAAAATTCTAAGCTTGCTGCCATCTATTTTGACTTTATAAATGTCAGTTTCTTTTTTCTGGCCATCGACAGTATAAGTTCCATGACTGATAAAACTGTCAGTTTCTCGTGCTAATTTATTGAGGCCTGCACTTGTGATCATATTGCCACCTCCCCGCATCTAAAGGTATTGCAGTAATTATAATCTTTAGTATACTTTTCAAAATCAACATTAAAGTTGAGTATTGATTTAAAACTATAACCTTTATTGCTTTCTTCATACCCTCCAGAAATTAAATTAGCTGCAAAAGGGAATATTTGATCAGTGGTGCTGTAAATTTCTTGAACAATCATCCTGTCGATTATTCCTTGAGGATATTCAACATCAGTGCTGCCAGAATATAAACCAGCTAAATAAGGATAATCCTGTTTTTGAGTCGAATATTTTTCATATACATTACTCAAATATATTTCACCAGTAAATTGATTGGTCCATTCTCCCGTTTTAATAGTGTCGCAATACGGTAATGTAGACATTTCAGTATAAGGCATTGTGGCAACAATATTGATGTCATCCTCTTCGATTAAGAAAAAATCAGTACTTATTCCACCACCTACAACATTATTAAAAAGATTAATAAACCTTTCGTAAGTGATATTGTAATCACTAAAAACTTCAGAAGGGAATGATAAAAATATAGATGCTGGCTGCTCTTCAGTTACAAAAGACCAACCCTCTTGAACATAAATATCCTCGGCTGGCCTATCTATTGCTAAACTTAAAGCATCTATTATATGGGGTATCGAGCCGTCGCTGGTGTTTTCTGCTATCTTAATTCTGATTAAAAGGCGATATAAAGTATCATCATTACCTTTTCTAGATTCACCAACATTAGCCCCATAATGATCCAGTGTTTTACCAAAAGCATCATCTAAATTTTTGACTTCTTCTATATCATCAAATGCAGTTTGAACAATCTCCATTTCTTCAGCTAACATTTTAAGCTTTTTAACAAAATTAGAATCATCGTCTTTGCTAACAAAGCTTATAAATTTTTCTTTCATTGCTTCTAAAATTTTAGACATGATTGATCACAACCTTAGTCGGATCAGTTATTGCAACTTCTAAACCTGAAATCTCAATGTTATCTTTGGTAGTTGGACTTGCGGCTGTGCCAATATATAACTCAAAATCAACAATACCGCTGCAGGCTCCATGAATTTTTTGAGTAATTTTAGAGTGAATAATATCATCAGCTATAATTAATTCATCTAAATAGTAAATAATCGCTTCAGTTATTAGATCATCACCATCTACGGGGTAATCATCATTAGTGGTGAGGTCTATTGTGTAATATGTATCTACATCAGTAGGTCTTGAAAAACCTATTTTATGGACCGTTCCACCTTCATCATAGACATCAGTGATTATATCTCCATAAGCTCTTATTCCACCCGCTTTTGCAGTATATATAGCCTGAGCTATATCTTCTTCATATCCTCCAAGAACCACCGCAAAAACTGATTTCATAGGCATACCAAGAGAATTGGTTTGTTCAGTATCGTTTTCAAATACTTTTACCTGTCTAACTTCATTAATATTAGATACTGCTGCAGTAATAGCCGCAATTACATCACTTGAGTTCTGACCAAGCTGATTGAAGTATCTGTTTCTTAACTCATGATTTGTTTCTCTATCTCTTCCAAAGTCAGCAGCTACCGGGTTTGTAATCGAATCAATTCCAGAAATAGGCTGAGTAATAACAGTGATAGTATTAGCCGGTACGTTTCCTTTTTCGCCAGCTTCTTTTGCTATTAATTGAACTTCGGTTTCTCCGTTTGATTGAATTGTAGTATTATATTTTGTTTCAAATTTAATCGAGCTATCAGTTTCGGTTTCAACAGTCCAACCTTTATCTATCTCAGTGCCGGGAGTTCCTATAACAGTTAGTGGAACTTCTGATTTTCTTTTACCTTTTCTTTTTACATTAAGGTTAGATACTGCATAATCTAAGTTCTGATCTTCTGCCAAAATAACATAAGCTGAATTATAAACTTTTTCAGCAACAGACCATATTAGTGATAAACTAAAAGCAAATAATCTAATAAACCAGCCGTTAACAGAGGATGATGAAACATTTACATCTTCTCCAAAATAACTTTTTGCTTTTTCTTCTAACGACTCTACAATATCTTGATAAGTTTTTTTCTTAAATCCTTTTTCAGTTACACCAAATTCATCGGACATTAGAATTCCACCTCCCCTGCATACTCAATCAAGCCCTCAGTTGTCAATACTTTAAAAAATATTTCAAGCTTTCTCTTTTTTCTGCCGGAAGTATCAACATTTATTTCTAAAATTTCTTTAACTCTATTTTCTTTATAAATAGTTTTGATAAGCTCCGCTCTGTGGTCTCTGGCTGTAGCTTTCTCTCTAAAAAGTTTTAGCCAGGGATGACCAAAGTCTAAATCAAATATCCATTCACCTTGATTTGTCATTAATCTTATCCATAAAGCTTGCTCAAGTTCCATTTTTCCTGTTACTTCTTCAATATCATGCAATTCATCAAGTTTTGTTGTGCCTTCGTCTTTATCAAAATAAAAACTTCTCATATAATCACCGACTTTATAATCGCAGATATTATTCCACCAATTACAGTAAAAATAAAATCTGCTAATTCAACAGTGTGTTTTTCTGGGTGAAAGTAATCATAAACTTCTTTGCATGCCCCAGCCAATACAGCAAACCAAAAATTTAATATTAAACCTATCAACAGACCTGCAATCAAATGACTTTTTTTGTCTTTTTGCATTAAACCACCACCTAATTTGTAAACACTTTACCACTTGTAGCTGGACTGGAAGAAGTAGGAGCTCCTGTAGTTCCTCCACTATCTCCAGGGTGTTTATGACCATCAAGCCAAGCTTTAAGTGTATCTCCAAGACTTAACCCCTCGCCACCAGAGCCACCTAAATGAACTTCTCCGTTTACCGTAACTACTGGAGCAGTAACTGTGGCTAGGCTTCCGGAAATTATATCTGTAACGCCTGTAGTATCAATTTTAGTGTCTCCATCAGTCTGGATTGTAGTATTTCCAGTTGTTTTTATATCAGTATTTCCATTAGTCTCGGCTAATAAGCTGCCATCTTTCATCATTACAATTCTGCTGTCAGCTTCTTGATTTTCAAAAAGCAAGTCTTGACCATAGTTAGAATTTAATTTATTTTCCTGCTCCGATTTTAAACCTTTGATTATTACAGCATCATCAAAAGCATGTTTCCTTTTATATTTAACACTTTCTGGATCTCCGGTAATTAATAATTTATCCAGGGCTCTTTCATTGAAAAGCACCTGGACTACATCACCTTTTTGATATGGAGGCCTGATCACAAAAGGACCGGCGTTTAAATGACCAACAGGAACTTCTATTATTTTAGGAATTGTAACTTCTTCATCATTCAATATTTTTTTAGATAAAAGAGTAATCTCAGCTATCATAGTTTCTGGATCATAATTTTCTATTTTAGCCGGCAAAGCTACATGCAGCTCTTTTAATTCCTGATCAATTAATTTTTTCATTAATTTCGATCCTCTCATGCTTTAACAACCTCCATTTCTGTAAGGAAATCACTGCTTGATAATTTATGCAGCCCTTTTTTTACTCTGTATAAGCCTGAAATAGTCTTGCTTTCAATCCTTATAATACTGTCAGCCCATATTCTATAATTAAGTAGAGACTGAACTTTATAACCTTCCTCTCCGTCTTCATCAATTTTTTGCGGAGAAGCTATCAGTCCAGTTCTTTGGTTGAGGTTAACAATCTCCCTGGTCCCGACTTCTTCAGGCCTTAAATAAATTTTGCTCCTGCCTACATGAAGTTTAGTAGCTGCATCTTTGGCTATTTCTTCAAGGGCTGCTTTAATAGTTCCTGAAAAAGTTTTTCCTTTAGGATAATCTATATTATTTGCTAAATTAATTTCTCCAACTCCGAAGGGGAGCATATCAATTAAATCAACAGCAACATCTCTTACCCTGATACCTGCTCTCCAAGTCTGATTGACAGTAGTATTTAGCCAATCAGAAGTATTATCGCCTACTACAATTTCAGTAATTTTATCGGTTGTATCCCATGAAGTTTGAGTATAAGATATGACACCAGGCAGCAGCAGTCCAACATCATTTTTATATCCTGCTCTCAAAGTGAAATTAGTATCTTTTTTAAGCAAATCTATAGTTTTATTGCTGATATTAAAAAATCTTACATGGCCAACATTGCCGTCTGAATCAGTATTAAAATTAACTTCAAACTCCAAATCTAACTCTGGGTATTTAATTTCTTTATTTTCTAAAGTAAATATTACTTTTCTTCCAAAAGCTCTAGACATTAGTAATCACCAGCTATATATAGCTTTACACTGTCATAAAAATTTTCGTAAGTAACTCCTTCTTTTTCTGCAGCCATTGTTTTATCAAGTGCTATAATTCCTATTCCTTTTGGCAGTCTGTCATCAATAATATTGTCAACCATATTTGTTCCATAAGTTATTTTTTTACCTTCAAGTATAGTCTCTCCGGTAGAATCAAAAACTGACATAGCAAAAAAACCTTGATGATTCCAACTTATTTCAAATACAAGCTCTGTTCCTGCTACATCAGTTAAAAACCTATCTGGAATTTGTTTAATATTATCTTTTTTTACTGGTAAATATTTAACTTCCATCATTCATCACCGCCAAAAGGGGAAATCATTGAGGTAAGGATTGATTGATCAGTGCTATCTTCATCTACGTTTTCTGTTTTATTGGACCGTTCTTCTGTTTCTGAAGCATTTTGCTGCACTTTCTCACCAGTCGATGGATTAGTTCCCAGGTTGACAAATATAGTTTCCTGTTCGGCTACCTTAACCTGTTTTAAAGAAATTTCTCCCTGGTATCCATTAGATATTTGAGCATCCGTATTAAAATTAATACTCAAAATGACCATATTTTCATATAATCTATAATCTTTTACATCCATATAATTGAAAACTTCATCGTATTGACTGGCTTCTTCTAGTCTATCTCGCTGATCTTCCGCTTCATCACCTGCTATAACAAAAGTATGATTAATTTCAACTGGTTGATGATTGATGTGATCAGCAATTTCTGTTTTGTCTTCAACTGGTTTTTCGGTAATTTCATTTTTTAGATTAACCGATTCATTTGGAGCAACTTTAATTTCTATATCAAAATCATCATTATATAATCTAGCCAATGGCCTCACCTACCGAAGCTGTTGCCTCTCCATCAAAATATTTTTCTATAATTTTAATTATTTTTTGAGCGTCTTGAACAGTATTATTTGAGCCTTCCAAATTAAGATTCTCAATAACAACTTTCTTTTCTGACTTACTGCTGGATTGTTTATTGCTCTGATTATAATTATTATTTGTAACACTTTGAGATTGACCAAAACCGCTGTCAGATATACTCGACATTGGATTATAATCTCTGACAATAGTTTTAGGCTCTGCAATCATTGACTCAGTCCACATATTGCTCAGAGGTCCAGTAACCTGCTGTCTGGACTTATCAACGCCTTTACCTATGGTTTGAGTCAGTCCTGGCCCTACCTTATCCAATTTGCTTAATGGTCCTACTTTGGCAGGTGATTGCGGGAGATAGTCCATTATTTTTTTAGCCATTCCCTGCATCCAACCTGGCAGTTTATCCATAGCATTTTCAATTGCTGTCTTCAAAGCTGATCCAAAGTCTATATTACTTAATTTACTTTTAATGCTGCTGGCCCATTCATCAATCTTTGCTACTGGATCTGGTATATCTGGCATGCTAAGCCCTGGCAAATCAAATGGAATCAAATTATCTACAAAAGATTTAGCATTATTCCAGGTGCTTTTGACAGTGCCTAATAAATCTGGAATAGTAGGAATTTTAATTTCTGGTAGACTTTGAGACTTTAAGTTATTAATAAAGCTCTTGCCTAAATTCCACACTTCTTTAACTGCTCCCACTAAATCAGGCAAAGTAGGTAATTTAATTTCAGGAAGTTCAATCCCTGTTTTGTCTTTTATGAATTGTCTACCAGCTTCATAAATCTTATTAATTATTTCTGGTAGATTAACTGTAGGAATTAAAAACCTAACTAAAGTCAATGGATTATCTTTAACATAATTTACTGCATCTATAAATTTTTCTTTTATAAATCCGGCTAAGTCTGGTATTTTTGATAATTGGAATACATCTACTATTGCATTACCTACAAAATTTAACTTAGCAGTAACAATCGTCTTAATGCCGTCAAATATGTCGCCTACACCACTATAAAACTGATCTACGGCATCCATATACATTCCAAAATCACCAGTAACTATGCCTTTGATTAGGCCTGATATTGCTTTTATTGGTGAAAATAGTATTTTAAATGCACCTTCAAAAATCTTTACTGCTCCAACTACAGTTGACTGAACTAATGGTTCAATATAAGCAAATGATGCTTTGATTGCTTCCCAGGTCCAGAGTGCTGCATCTCCAACATCCCTCAAAACACCTTTTAAGTCTTTATTTATACCGGTCCATGCCAAAAACTTATTAATTATAGGTAGAAGAGTGCTTTCTCCTCCGTTTAAACCGACCCATAAATCTTCTATTGCTAATACAATTCCAGTTACTGCTGCAGCTATTCCAAAACTGCTTATAGAAAAGATACCAACTATAAAAGGCCATGCTGCACTTACTGCTCCGATTGCTGCAGATATTCCAGTTATTGCAACTCCTATAGCAAAAAATCTTGTAGCAGCCTGCAGTTTTTCGCTTTCTTCTAGCTTTTCAAGGAATTTATTAGTGATAATTAACCCTTTATTAAAAGAGGGTATAAAACTAAAACCCATTGCGATTGATACATCACGGATATTACCTTTAAATCTCAACCACTGGTTATTGAATTCCATTGCAGTTCTAGTTGCATCACCTACAGCATCACCTGACTGTCTGATCATCTCTTGAAATCTCAACTGCATTTTAGTGAGATTATCTAAATCTCTGAAATTCTTTTGATATCCTTCTCTTTGAGCAACTAAATTTAATTGAGCTTCACTTAGCTGAATACCAAGCATTCTGACAGCTTCATGATTACCAACTAAAGCAGATTGCATTGCTTCTGCAGCACTCGATGTAGCAACATTGTTAAAAGAGCCTAAGTTAGCTGCTAAAGTAACCATCTCTTTTGAAAGTCCGGCTGCCTGATCTCTTGCAAGACCCATTGGCACCAGAACATCCTGAAAACTGTTTAACCAGCCTAAAGTAGCATATTCAGAGCGTCCAATGTCTTGAGCATATTCATCAGCCCATTTTCTTGTCTGATTGGCAACTTCTCCAAAAACAACATTAAATTTATTTACTGTTTCATTAGCATCCGCGGCACTGAACACCGATTTCCCGATTGCAGCAAAACCCATACCAGCTGCTATGCCTAACTGATATCGGTAACGCTCCAACACCGCAACACCGTTACTTATTTGCTTTTTAGCATCATGAAAAGCGGAAGACATTGCTCGGCCTGCAGTTACTGCTTTTCTTTCCAGAGCTCCCATTCTATCGGTAGCTCTTATTACATTATTTTTAAAACTATCAACTCGTCTATCAGCTTGAGTTAATGGCCTGTCATTTATGCCAAAGCCGACTTGAAAACCTAAAAATCTTTGTGCTCCACCTGCCATATCTACCGCCCTCCTTCTGAACTATTTTTAATTTCATCATTAAAAACTTCTAAAGCAGCCCTGGCCTCTAAAAATCGATCTAGATCCCATTTTGCAACTTCTTCTTCAGACTGCATTTTAAAAACCAGAGCCCAGTAATCTTTCAAAAGGCCTTTTATTTGTCTTTTATAACGATCATGATTGACAACTAACTCGCCTTTATTGTTTATAGAGCTATACTTAGGCTCCAAGAAACGTTTCTATACTTTTTACAACCTCTTTCAGTTCCTTAGACCTGTTGTAGTTTTCTATTTCTTCGATTAAGTCCTGTACATTATTCAGTTTTTCAAAGTCATCTATTGTAACATCTTCTTCTAAGAATTCTGCCATCAAGTTATCAATATACACTTCCTGTGAGAACTGGCCAGCATCATCTTTAGAATTTCCTTCAATCTCTAAAATGGCTTTATTGCCAACATACTTAACTGTATATTCCTCGCCATTTACAGTTACTTTTTTCTCTTTTTCAGTCTTTACATCAAAATCGTCTACTTTGAGCGGGTTAATAACTACATTATCCAGCAAGCCGGCAATATACCTCTTTCTGGAAGTAGAACCATACCGGTCCCGGCATTTGTCCTGGTGTTTTATGTACCATCTAACACCGGGATTTTGTAGCGTATATTTATTATCCCCCACACTTATTGTTTTTTTGTTACCTTCTTTACCCATTATTTATAATACCCCCTCGAAAGCTTCTTCGTAGTCAGCGACAAGCAGAACCCATTCTCTGTCTCCAGGCTCATTAGACTTTACATTATCAGGCAAGTTTTGAATTACACATCTACTACCTGATCCAGAAACATCGCCGTCAAAGTTCTGGTCAACTGTAGAAAAGCCAAATTCTTCATCTGACTTATATAAGCTATGCAGTTTCTCATTTGCCGGGCTGGTTTCTTTGAGTGTGATAGTGGCTTCAGCTCTATCATCAGCAGATTTTGAGAATGTTACTTCTCCCTGAGCCCCTACAAATGAGTTCCTTTTTTCTGACATTCGTGAAATTTCAACCATTGCATCTTCAGCAAATCCAGTCAAAACAAAATTATCTACAATTGTAATTACTTTGGTTGGATCATAATTGACCATTTATAATACCTCCTTTACAGTGTTAAGTAGAAATCTAATTCTACATTGTGCCAAGCTCCAGAATAGGTTACTGTTGATTTAATACCCTTCAGAACTCTGTTTGCTAAGTCATTTTTCAGCAGGTCTTTTTTGGTAGGATAAGTAACAGTTGACATGAAGTTACCGTCAGCATCTTTAGCAACAGCACCATTTCTAGCAGCTGTTTTATTAACCTGCTTAGCCGCATTAACAAAAAGACCGATTCCTGCATTATCCTGGCCGACTTTCTTGCTGGTCTTTAATACACGGAATATCTCTTCTCTGTATCTTGCAGCAAACCAATGTTTAGCAATAGTTGTATCAATAAAATCACCATTGCTCATTACACCTTCTGCGACATATGAAGGGCCGCCCCATTCTTTATAAATATTTGCATTAACAGCCTGTAAAGCTGCTGCATCAGCTGGCAAATAAGTCGCTTTAGCAGTATTATTGATAGTTTTAAACTTAAGGGTATAACTACCAGGTTTCATTGGCAGTATTCTACCTAAAGCACCTGCATCAAGGTACTGCTCTTCACCATTTACGCCACCATCGTGAGCTAATAAAGCAAAGTTCTGATTTTCTATACCTTGCATAAAGGTTTCAATATCACCTATTACTGCATCTTTGCCTAAATCACCAAACATTATTTTTTCTTTTGAAGCTATCCAATTAGCAGCTTCTTGAACATCAGCTTCAGTGTTACTTGCGATAGCCAAAGCATACCAATCATTATTTTGAGTTATTAATTTATCTAACTCGTCAGTGATTGTGCTTGACTCTGTTGCAACATCAACACCATAAATCATAACTTCCTGAACTTTTGGCTGCTGGCTTAACATAGCATTAACTTTTTTGTATGCTAAATCTTCGCTGCTCCAGTTTTGAATGTCTCCAGTGTCTGAAACAATTTCCAAAGGATTCGTAAAAGTTGGATCAAAGACCAACCCGATGCCGAAACCTTTTCGAACTACAGCTCCTGTTTCATCATATACATTTACAACAACAGGATCTCCCATTTAAAGATCACTCCTTCTTTATAAATTTACGTCTAAAATATCTTCATCATCAGAAAATTCTACTTCCAGTTCAACCTCTTCAAATGTCTTTTCAATAATCTTAACTTCATCATTAAACTGTAAAACTACATCAAAACCTTTTCTATCTTCATAATCAGTCTGCAAATAAGTGGTCCTATCCTGCATGTTTGTTACATTGATAATCACTACATCATACTGATCAAGAAATCTCTGCCCCAACTTTGGTATCCTAAACCATTCAATTAATTTTGAAATGTACTGGCTTACATCCTTACCAAAAGCATTAAAAGACATTGTGACTCTAGGATTGGAGTAATAAGAATACTCTATATCCTCAGCAAAATTAGGATCATCACTTTCCACAACTTCTTTTTTGATAAACATTGACTGAGCATTGCTGTTAATATCATAAGGAGAAGACATTTTATAAGTTATTCGCGGATAAATTAAATCTTTAGACTTAACATCCTGTTCAGCTCTAATCAGCTGCGGAATACCTGAATAACTCTTTATTTTGGGCTGCAGGTTAGTTCTGAAAGTGTATAAATCTATCATTCAACCACTTCCTTTTTAGCCAAAAACTTATGAAAATCAGATAAGTGAGTGTTATTTTGTGGATTCTGGACTTCAAAGTTGTTGCTTTGAAAGTAAATAATGTCACCTTCTTCTGGAATTAAAGGAACTTCTACATCTGTCTCAACATTGATCCCAGTATTATCTTCAGGAACAAAAAGCTTTAAGTCCTGAGTAGTATAAGCTCCACCATCATAATGGTTAAGCTCTTCAGGTGCTAAATGAATTACTGCAATTTCTGTAGTATATTCATCAGCTTCACCATCATCAACATATTCACCGTTTTTAAATTTCTTGCCACCTCTTTTTAAAGTGACAGTTGTTAAATGATCTCTTATGAAACCTGAAAAATCCACGTTATCACCTCACTTTATAAGTTATTGACTGTCTTAGCCTACCCGAATCAATTAACGGGTTATTTGCACCCTTTTTATTCTTTTGGGTTACCGCTGAGTTAGGAGGAGACTTCACTTCAACCATGTATTTACGGATGAAAGATGCAAATTCAGCACCTAATAAATTAAGGGCCTTATTAGCAGTCATTCTACCTGCTATTACAGCCCTTATTGCTTTTTCAGTATGCTTTTTTATTTTTTTCAAATTCTTATCAAAGCCTTCTCTAATATATGACCTCTCTGGAATCTCAACTTTCTTTGTAAGAACATACATCGGCCTGATTCTGTCTCCTACTTCCATGGCCAGTATTC